TTCCACCTCCTCCACCATCATCACCTTCAGCTGCAACTGAAGCTGATGGAGCATTTACAATCGTTGTTGTATTACCACCAGAAGATGCTCGTGGTGAAGCAGTTGTTGCCGAGTCTGTTAATAAAGTATCCGAACTTTGACTAGAACCTGGTGGTGCTTGATATGACGCACTCATTCCAGAAGCAGAGAATGCAGATGCAAAAAAGTCTTCTGGGTTTCCTTGTGGTTGTGCTGGTTGCATGTTGCTAGCAAGCATTGTGTCACCAGTACCACTAGATTGTCCACCACCAGCAGAAATATTACCACCTCCATCTAATGCACCAACAATTTGTGCAGCTCTATCTGATGCAGAGAAATCTGTTTGATTGAGAGGTCCAGCACCAGCATATGGAGGAGTTGACCATGGAACGTCAAATGCTACACCGTCAGTTGTATCATTATAAGTTGGTGATGCTCCAACTGGTCCAAAGTGTCCCCCTCCTGGTGCGTGGTTGCCAACAGATGTAAATCCTTCAAATTCATATGGACTATAACCTGCTTGCTTCAAAGCATTAAATGCGGTAATTGCTTGTGCTCTAGTTTCAAAACTAAAGTGGTCGTGAGCATTTGATTGAAGACCATGCCCACCACGATCATATCCTGGTCTATTTGGGTTACCATGCAACCATTGAACAACTCCACCAGTTCCACCAGAACCCGATTGCTGCTGATTGCTGCCACCGCCACGATTAATTCTTGGAGCTGCCGTTTCTCTGGGAGATACCCTTCCCCCTTGCTGCCTCGTTTGAGTTGTTGTGTTGTTACTCATTCGCTGGAATCCAGCATTATTTTGTTGTGGTCTTGCGGCAACTGCTGGTTGTGCTGCTCTCTGGTAATTCTGCGCTTGCTGTTTAATTTCTCCAGTTTGAGCTCCTTCCCTATTGACTCCAGATGTAGTAATATTTCCATTCAATCTAACAGCATTACTATCTCCCATGTAGATAGCATTTGGATATTTTGCTCGGATGGAAGTCACTGCCTGTGACGAAAGATGTAGAGGATCATCCTTATCATAAACTGCTTCTATAACTTCAACGCCCTCTTGTCTTGCAGAATTTTTAACAGCATCATGAACTGGTTTGAATCTTCTATCGTTTCCGTTAGGGGGAACTACTACAACATTATATCCCTTATTTTTCAGATTCCTGATGGCAGCAGTCATGTCTTGCGCTGCTCCATATGGATCACTGTAAGTATTTGTTCCACCAGCAAGAACAACAGTCTGTCCTGCTCCTGCTCCGTTTGCAGGAGTTAGTGTAGGACTATTCAATCCACCACCTTGCTGGAATCCTTGACTTCCTTCACTAAACTTCTGCTGTAGTTCTGAAAGTGATTTTACTGGTTGCCCATAATAACTTCTCCCACTCGCAGTTGGAAGGGAAGCCCATTCTGGAGCAAGTAAACTAGAAATTCTCTGAGAGAATCCTTCAGTTGCAAGCATTTGTGATGTAACCCCTCTTCTCCTTGCCAATGCAAGAGCTGCTCTATCTTGAGCTTCATTAGTAAAGAGTTCGTCTGGTTTTAAATCACCACTTTGAATCAACCCTTCCAGAGTAAAAGGCATAAACTGATATGCCCCTGTTGCTTTAGATCCGCTTCCATATCCAGGAACAGCTCCACCACCTAATCTATCTGGAAGTCTACCTGTATCTGCTACATTGATTACTTCTTGAACAGTTAGTTTACCCTCTTCCAATTCTTTAATTACATTTCCACCAAAAATAGTGCCATAACTTTTTTCGGTTCCTTCAGCAAATCTTAATGCTTTCAATAGTCCAGCTTCACCAGCAGATTGTGCGCCAGGAGCACCAGGAGCACCACCACCGCCTCCACCAGCACCACCGCCTCCACCAGCACCGCCGCCTCCACCAGCACCGCCGCCGCCGCCAAAAATATTTTTCAGTCCTGGGAATGCGTGCTCAAGCATATCAAGCACCATATTTCCAGTTCCACCTTTCTTACCTTTGAGACCTAATGGGTCGCCAATTCCAAATTTTTCCATGGACATGGCAATCGCATCAGCAAGACCTTTATATTCTTTTGGTTTACCATCAAATACATCTTTAGCATTAGCAGCACCACCACCAAGCAAACTACCAAGACCACCTAGTCCACCAGTTAGCAAACCCAAACCAGGAAGCATAGCATTAAGACCAGGAGCCATAACACCAGCTGCCTGTGCAATGCCAGAAACAGATTGCACTGCTTTCATAGGATCATCTAGTGGAGTGATGCTAAGCATCTCTGGATTTCCAGGTTCATTAAAAGATCCTTTCAACCCAGGCAGATTGAATGGCATATCATTCTTTTTAGGAATAATATGTGCTCCTTCTGCAAATTGTTGGCGATTTGCTCCAGTTACAGCATCTGCTGCACCACCAGCAAGCATTGATCCACCAACACCACCAATAACAGCACCCAATAATCCACCAATAGCAGTTCCAAGACCAGGAACAACAGATCCAAGTGCAGCACCTACAGCAGCACCTTTAGAAGCACCAGCAACACCACCAGCAACAGATGCAGCAGTTCCAATACCAGCTTGTGCTAGATTCTGACCCGATTCCATTCTACTGCCAAATTCCATTCCAGCAGTAAGCAAATTCGCACCAGGAATACCCCTAGCTGCTTTGCCCGCCAAACCTGTTGCACCTTTAGCAAGTGCTCCTCCACCTGCTGCTGCTCCACCCCTGGCAAGTGCTCCTCCACCAGATCTCGCTAACGATCCTCCCATTGGTGTCACGCTTTTACTAATTGGTGTAACATCAATAATCTGACTACTTGCAGGCAATGCCCTCATTCCCGCTGGTGGCAATGCTCTTGGTGCTCCAGATGCTGGTAATGCTCTTGGTGCTCTAGGTGGCAATGCTCTTTGACGCATACCTGGCAGTGCTCTTGATCCAGCTTTTAGTGCTTTTGGAGCAACTTCTCTAACACTAACAGGATAAATCGGATCTTGTCTCGCTAATCCACCTTTACTTTGAGGTAATGATTTTCTGTTGCTACCTTTTAGTCTTTTATTGTCTCTTCCTCTTAATCTCTTACGTCTTTGCTCATCATTCTGTGCCCCATCTGCCTTAATAAGAACATCAGCATGTGGGGGTCTCTTAATCCTCAATAAAGCAGTAACTTTATCAATGATACTAAATCTTAGTGTTTGATCTTTATCACTTTCGTAATCTTCAGAAATTGTGACAAAAACCTCTGCTCTTCCCTTATTAAGGTAAAACAGTCCGTTTGTTTTACCTCCTGCAATGTCCTCTGGACCAAAATTATTAGAAAGGTAGTATGATCTGACAGTTCTATCCGTAACACCCGTGGCAGTGATTGTAAACTTAATTACATCCCCTGCTCTGGCAACTTTCTTGTTTGCCCTAACCCTAAATTCCCTTTTTTGGGGTTCTAGGTCTAGTCCAGCAATATCGTATGCAAATCCTGCCATTGGTGGTTACGTCTCTTGTGCTTTTTTGAGTTCTTCAAGATGTTGCCTTAATAATGCTGTGTAAACATCTCGTTCCCACGGCATTAAATCTTCAATTTCCGTCAAGCTATATTTATGAAACTGCATCAAGGCAAAGTTGGTCTTATAGTACCCCTCCAGAGACATATGGAAGAGACTTATCCGAAAAAATTTGCTAGTCCCTCAATTACGTAATCACTCACAACTCCAGTTTTTGAATTTTTGACTTCAAACTTATGTGACAGTTTTGGCGATGTTTCAAAGAATTTGCCCAACTTATCAAACTGCTCTCTAGTCAAATCATCAAGAAATTCCTTAAATTCCTTCTTGCTGGTAGTTGACTTATCATATACATCATCACCTTGAAAAATTTGATCAATAGAATCCGAAAGAATGTCCATTGCCTCATCATCTGCAATTTTTCGCAAAATAGAGACATTGATAAAAGTGTCAAATCCAGGATATTTCATAATAACGCCAGTTTCGTCATCAAGCATGATTTTCTTATCATGACCCTCTGGGAACTGAACTTCCACATCACCAAGATCAATAGTTACGCTTTCTGTAGTTTCATTGTCATCTCTACAAGTAACAATAAACTCTACCGTATTACCAACAGAAACAGATCTGATTTTGAGATAAATGTACTCTAAATCAAATATTGCAAGATCTGTGATCTTGATTCCTTTTGTAATAATACAATTTTCCAACAAAGTGCGTAAAGCTTCCTTTACACCATCTTCTTCTCCTTCTTCGGATGCGATCAAAAGGACTTTTTCTTCTTTTACAGTAAATGGTCGAATTTTAATGCTTTTGCCTGTGGAAGGCACAGTAATGCTGTAAGTAGGATAACCAATCTTCGGTAATGCCATGATGTTCTCGTTCAGTGATAATATTTAGTGCGACTTTTTTAGTCAAAAATTGGCGGAAAAAATTTTCCCAGTTTTATGGAATCGAAAAGTCAATTTTAGGTTCCAGATGTCCCAATATATCTTCCTTCACTATTGTACAGAGTATTTACCTTCTTATATTGTCTGGTGCTATCATCATTCATGATAACATAATGTCTCTCGTATTGGAACTGTGCGGTGACTTTTGTCACTTGAGTAGAACCATAAGACAAAGGCACTGCATCAATTTCAGATGGCCAGCAATTCTCCATCACATATACAATTGGACCTCTTTCATTCATACTTTTTGGACCTGGCTCTGTCTTAACAATTCTAACTTCACATCTATATTCATCTGGGTATGCTAATTTAGTTGGTCTACGTTTGTTCAATCTATCAGTAGTTCTGAGACCTTCAACACTATTAGCATTCAAAGGTCTTACATCATGCTCACCAAAAATAAAATCATTCCATGATTGAAGAAATTTCAATGGCATTAGATCAGCAGTTAGAATGAAACCAAGTTGGAAGGTGCTGAATGTACGAGTAGATGCATAGTTTGCTTCTCCCAGACCTAGGTATCTTCCCTTCATACTAGTAGTTGCTGTACTCACATTAGGAAGTTGTGCTTCATCACACAAAAGTTTAATGACTTCTTCGTTATAGTAGCTAGTGACTGCTGCTTTAACTTCTGATGTCAGATTAAACTGCACATCATAGCTATTACTTGTTGCGATACCGCCACGATCAGCAATCTTTTTTAAGAAGTTGTCTATAGACACACTAAATACCTATGTTGGTCCAACTATATTTATGGCATACTCTGGATTTTACAAACCCGTAAATCCTGGCAAGTATCGTGGCAATCCAACTCGTGTTATCTATAGATCACTATGGGAACGAAAGTTCATGGTGTTCTGTGATAACAACCCCTCGATAGTAGAGTGGGGGAGCGAAGAGGTTATTATACCTTACCGTGCTCCCGATGGTAGAGTGAGACGATACTTTCCAGACTTTTACATCAAAGTAAAAGAAAAAACTGGTAAGTTAACCAAATATATTATCGAGATTAAACCCAAAAAACAAACTAAACCCCCGAATGAGAAAAACAAAAAAACTGCTGCCTATCGTAATGCTGCTCTGACATACGCAAAGAACTACGCAAAGTGGTCCGCTGCGCGTGAGTATTGTGAAGACAGGCAGATGAACTTCTTAATACTTACCGAAGAT